TACCTTGACCTCGAAGCTGTTCTCTCATTGCTGCCAGATTCTCGGAGAGTCCTGCGCCTGCTGATCCAAGAGCTTGCTGGAAAGCGGAGGAGGATTGCGCCCCAGCCCCCATCCCCGTGAAGCGTTCGGCTATACCTGGGACGGTCCTCTCTTCAAACTCTCTACGAGCAGGAGCAAACATACGCTCTAAGGCTTCTGGATCGTCTGAGAATAGGTCTTGGAAATAACGAGACACATCAGGACCAAGCTGATTCAACATGCCCATGATTTGCTCCAGATACTGGCTTTGCCCTGGAGTTTGAGTTCCGAAGGTCTCTGTTCGGGAAGGTTCGCCCATCCAAAATGATGATGACATAAGCTCCTCATAAGTTCTTTAAATACTCGATCACTACAATGGTCCGAGTGAAATTTATTCTATTGCTTCCTGTGGTGATATTGACATTCGTTCCGTCTGCTGTCAAAGAAATATTACTAGCAATTGCAGCAGTGTCCGCAAAGGGGATAGAGATGAATGTTGGGCCTGTTGGGTCAGTCCCCACCGCATAAAGTTTTGTCATAGTTGAGTCCGCATCAAAGGTAACACCATGGGCTACAGATTTGGTGGCTGTATTCGGTAATGCACCAAAATCAACGACCTTGCGAAATGTTTGCCTTGGGACTAGCGATTGGGTTTCTGAGCCTGATCCAAACCAGAATTGTCCTGTTACCGCTTCTACTGTTGTGGTTGTTCCTCCCGAGGGGGTGACTGCTACATAGTTAGCTATCTCTCTGCAATTAACGCCGTCTGCTATGCGACGATAGATTTGTTGGATGCTGTTATTGAAAGCTTCTGTATCTTCAGGCTCAGGCCACACAACGTTGACTGAAAGGTAATCGGTGAGGGTATCTTCTGGTTGAAATGTAAACGTCATTTAGTCAGCCTTCCTCCAGCTTCTCTCATGTGGAACATGAGCGCGTGTATTTGAACATCCTTAACGCTGACTTGAGGGTTAAACATTTGGGCTTCATTAAATCCGAATTCAACAGTAAAGAAGTTGCCCGTAGAATTGAAAAAGACTCTCTTCCAAACCTTTTCATCCACTGTAGTAGCTTCTATCTGAATGGTTTGGACAAATTCTGAAGAATTATTATCAATGAAGAGTTTGGCGTTGAACCGATCCAGGTTTAGAAGTTCGTCTTGAGGGTTTTCTACATAGACATCCATGTAAACCATTCGTCCCATCTTTCCCTTCTCGACTACAGGATTCAATCTTTTGGTGGTGATGTTGAAGTTCTCTACTACTCGCATATAACCATCATTAAAGTCTGGGATGGCTGCGCCTGCTGAATCTTCAGCTCCAAAAGCATCACGACTTCTTGAATTCACTTTGTAAATGTTTCCATTCACCGCTGCATTGTCCGAATAAAAGACCTGAAAGAAGGAATTAACTTTAAGATTATGACTAATAGAAGCGACGGTTCCTGCTACTGCTGACCCTAAGAGTGAAATAGCCTCTCCAGGAACAGAATTGTTAGGTCCTGTTGTATAAAGAAAATGGACAAATCCCTGTTGGGTTCCCGCGATAACTTTAGGAAACCCCTTTATATTCTGGGGATCATTCCAAGGCCCTTCCGTATGCTCCCACTCATCTTTTCCTTTCGTTACAAAGTCATTCCATGCTCTATCATCAAATGTTGAATAATGAGAAAAGACGGTGTAAGAATTAACGAACAATGCCCATGTTTGTTCTTTGTAATTGTAATACAAAAGACTGTCGGGGTAGTTGGGCAACTCTGTTAAAGCGTCGTTTTGTGCGCCAATAGAAACAAAGTTCCAGTAAATATTTTCACCCCAGAAATCCCTTATCCCGCGAATCTTTACGATGTTTTGCTGATTACCAAACCTGAAAACTTCATCGGGTATCTTCCAGTCAACACGTTCGGTATTTACTCCATTAGAAACCATAACTCCATTGTATCCGATGGCTGCCAAGCCTTCTTCTAAACGGACAGAAGACCATGTAGATTCTGCTCCTCTTTCAGAGTTTACTCGATCCCAAATGAAAGGAAGAAGTTCGTTCCCAGTATATCGTAGTTGCCATGTAGAGCGTTCAAAGAAGACGATCAGGGTATCTTTGTAGAAGTCTGCCGATATGATCTGTTCTTGCGTGGGAGCATCGATGAACCCTCCCTTGCCTATGATGTCATGTCTCCAAGCGGTTACATCGAAGCCTGTATTGGGAGGCCGATTAGCCATGGTAGAATCAATATAAGGGGTTCCGTTTTGTGACCATCTGGCTCTTTGCCTGAACCGCACCCCATTTTCTGTTGTGTTGAGAACAAGAAGCCTGTTTTTGTAAGGAAGGATTAAGAGTGCTCTGTCAAGAACGTTTCCTGCTAAATTGATTATGGGGGTAAAATTATGCCAAGGAGGAGGAACAGGTCCGAGTGCAGAAGGGTCGAATGTATACCGAATGGGGTCAACGCTGTTGTTGGTTGTAACCCATAAAGATTGGAAGTAATTTCTTCCCCAAAAAAAAGTCTCTGAAGTTGCTGTCCAGCTTGGGGAAGCCATATTAGGTACAAATGATTCTGTGGTGTTATTAAAAACATTCACATAAGCAGTAGTCGTTGGCAGCGAATCGCTCCCCCACCCTAAGAGCTGCTCTTGATTGATGGCCGTGAGTTCTCGCTGCATAAGTCCAAGGATAGGACCATCAAGAACATTGGCCATTGCTGTATTATCCTTTATCCGAGACTTGTTGATGTCGGTGGCTGCAGTCGGAGTGTCTACGTCGGGGCTAATAAGAGTGGATCCTCCTTTCTTTCGGATTACTCCACGGAATAGATAAGCATTTATCAAATTAGGGAATGCATCTCTAGGCAAAAGCCATGGCTGAAGGTCTCTTTCCAGACCTTGCTTGAAATCAGAAATAAGAAAAGGAGTTGTCGTCATTGTTATACCGTTGCCAGTGCAAAAACACGTGCTCCTATAGGATTTTGAGCATAGAAGATTACAGTTTGAGGAGCTGGACCCCCAGCTATATTGGCTCCAGTAACAGCCGTAGAAGCATCACTGGCAAGACCAGAAAGCGTAAGAATTCCTCCCGTTCCAGCAGGCATGATCCATGTACTTCCTCCTCCTCCTGATGCAATACTTCCTGTAAGCCACAATACTCTTATTTTCCAGGGAGTGTCGATATATTGTGTTGTTCCTCCCATCGTTCCCGCGTTTGCTGCAGATTGAATCTGAATGTCTGTAAGAGCATTAATTGTCCCGTCACTTTGTCTTCTGAAGAAAAGCTTTAAAACAGCATCGGTATCTTCCTTACTCCATATCCCGACTTCATCAGACTGGGTGGTGATGTTTTCGGGCATCCCTCCGCCATCTTCTCTTTTCTGAAAACGCGCTTCGTTATGTCTTCCCTTTCTCGCCCCTGCATCCGTTAAAGAGATGTGGTCTTCTTCAGACCAACTTTCTAAGGCAGTGTTGTTAGTAAGAAGCTGACCTTGTGAAAGAGAAATGAGATCAGGCCCCTGCGGGATTAATGGATTAAAAGTCATGGCTTAGAACCTGTTATGAAAGTTTTGATACAATGAAGAAAGCGTCTGATCCTCGTAGATGGTAGAGGTTCTTTGGTTCGTTTGCTGGACGATGGTTCTCCTTTGGATGAGGAGCTTGTACTTTTCAAAAATCGGAAGAAACTTCGCATATTCTTCTATCTCCGCTTGGTCTTCAAATACTTTTAAGGATGCCCCTAGAGCAATGAATTGCCACCATTCGTTGAGTTCTGGATTGTCGCTGTTGGCTAAGAACTCCAAAGGATTCTTCCATGCTTCTATTGAAATCTTGTAGCAGGAATCGGGAACAGGTCTTACTACGAACTGATCGTCAAAGAAAAGCACTGATGTAGGTCTTCCAGGAGTGTAAGGAACCGTCGAGACTGTTATTGGATTACCCGCTGGAATCAGAACGGGAACGTTATTTACCGAGAAGAAGACGAATGTGAATTGCCCTGTGACATAATCTACAAAACCTTTGAGAGAAGGCTCTGGAGCAACGGGAGGTTCAGTAGCATAACGAGATTCAACAAGATTGCCTGTTCCGTTGTCGATCATGGAAACAGTGTTCCCATTGGCATCTTCTGCACAGACAAGGATCGAACTGTCAAAGGTTCCGTTATATCTTACTTGGGCTCGGAGAATAGGCGTTGTTGGAACCTGAAGGGTATACGGACCCCCTAGGCCAGTTCCTACGCCTGCAATATTGCGGAACTCTATCTTTGGCCAGAGCCTGTAGAACTGCTCTCGGCTTTGTGACCAAAAGCTCTGGTAACCATCGACAAACAGCGGAGGCTGAACACTAATATAAGCATTTCTATCGAATCCATAAGAATCAATGTTTGCTTGAGTGTTGAATGTATAAGTTTCTTTTAGGTTAAAGAGCCTTAAATGTTCAGGGAAATCGTAAACGTAGAAAGTCTGAATGTATTGATTCAGATCAATGAGTGAAAGCTGTGTGACATCAGGTCTGCCCGTGATCTTTCGGACCTTATCCTGGATTTGGACTAGAGTTGATTGAGGAGCAGATACGGCCATATTTTACCTATACTAATGGGCCAGCAATGTTTTTCACCGTGCCCGTAATGGGCACGACATGAGAAGCGGTAAAGGGAGGGGGGAAAGTCGGGTCTGCATAATCATACTGGGTAGAAGTGTCGACATCTGTTCGGAAGTTCTTTGTATCAATGATTTCCAGAATCTGAGCTTTAACCGTGTCTAGGACCATAGGATTAGGTGGGAGAACATGGAGACGGACAAACGTAACGTTATCATACCCATGATCCTCAACGGTAGTGACGATTGCTTCTTTAGCCTTGGTCACGTTTGATATAGCTCTGCGCTTAGGGACAAAGTCTGCTAAGTCTAATTCTGGTGGAATGATGACACTCATCCAATATGCTCTCCAGTAAGAGACTGAAAGGCATAGCGTCTGATTCTCTTCCCAGCTTGCACTGATACATTCCCCACATTGTCCTGTTGGTGCTGGTGGACTGTGTATCCACAGGTTCCAAGGTCACCTTTCAGTTCTTTTGCGGTAATATCAATGCCGTTTAAGTGGCGAGCAACACCAAGTGGGATCTCGTACTCTTCTCCATCACGAAGATTGTACTGAACAGGATTCTCCCACTCGTATTTGCGATAAACAAAAGAGACCGATCCCCCACGAGGCTCAAAGCATAGGAACTTCCCTCGGATGAGTTTCTTCTCTTCTTCATAATGTTTCTTTAGATCAGTTCTGTGTTTCTTCTTCTGATCTTCTGTGTAGGCCCTAGGTGCAGCCTTCATGGTGATGGGCTTTGCATATGTAGTCATAAAACTCCTTTATTGAGGGGGTCCGAAGACCCCCAATTCGTTTACAGGCTGATTCCAGACATTGCAATCCATTGCATTTCATCTGCTGCTGCGCCTACGAAACCCGCTCCCAATTCGATTTGGAGAGCGCTAACGTTGTCAGTAGCAGCCACAACACCTGCTGCCAAACTTCCGAAACGTACAACCTGTGGGGCTGTTGCTTGGAAGAGAGCAGTAGTTGGAAAGGCAAAGGCAGTGAATGCAGAAGAATCGATATCCAAAGTAATGGTGTTGACGTAACCAGAAGCATCGGCTGCTCCTATGGCTACAACACGACCTCGGAGACCATTCATTTCAACCATGCCAAAGGCATCGGGAAGAACGAAGGCCAACTCTTCACCAATTTGAATATCATGCGTTACAGAAAGCGTCACGAGAGCTTGGGCTGCTAGGCTGATATTTGTGATGGTGAATTGACGAGGTGAATACTGAGGTGGATTAACGATCCGTCTGTAAATCCCTGCTGCTGCTGGTGCTGCAAAAGCGACAGTATTCAAGAAAGATAGGTTGAAGCTTACGCCTGCTACAATCGTATCAATCGTGAATTCCATTCCACTTACTTGCTGCATACCAGTCTGGTTGATCAACCTTACAACATCTCCCGCTACCAATGGTGCTGTAGTACCCGTGGCTACGACCGCAGGGTTAGCTGCTGTAATAGATGTGGATGCTACAGGGGCACCAGGTGCTTGAAGAGAAGTGTTGGTTAATGTTAACCCGCCAACGGCAAGACCACTTGTATCTAAGATAGGTGGTGCTGCTGATACATCTTCAGAAATTCCGAAGCCTGCAGGCATTCCTAGTTGCCAATAACCTCTAATGAAGTCGGCAGCTACTAGTGGGTTTTTAGAAATGTTGGTTACATCGAGAATCTCAAATCTTTCAGTAGAGGAAGGAAGATTAATGATCTCTCCTACTCCATCAGAAACAAAGTCTCCTCGTGCAATAACTTGTAGTGGTGCTGACATAATTGTACCTCCTTACGCTAATGTGCAACGTAGATTGATAATCCACGCGTCATTTGTGATTCGAGGTACTTCAGCCATTTTCCAACCTACTGAAGCGTTTAGAGCTAGTGGACCATCATAGATAGGTGGTCGGTAAAGGAAACTAGCACTGTAACCATCTTGCTCAATCGAGCAGTATCCTTCTCGGGCACAATGGAAAATGTTGTACACATCTGCTCCAAGGGCTGAGGCATTAGCGGTAAGTGATCCGATAGAAGACAACAGATAACGAACGTTAGCGACTGTGCCCCACTCAGGTTCCAAGGTGGAGTCCTGGTTAGGATACTGCCACTTCTGGATAAATCCAGCGACCGCATCAAGTTGTCCAATCAAATCAGTATTACCGAGAGCAAGATAAGCATCACGAACAGGAGCGGTCCCGAACTTGTCCTCACCTTCAACTCCAGTCATGAAACTGTAGGCGTTATTCCCACGAAGAGTACGAACAATGACATCGATATCCGCACGAGTGATCTCGGTTGGGTTATCACCGTTAGCCCCGCCAACGCAGTTAATAAAGCTTGCAGTCGATTGAAGCATGTTGCGTGTGATCTCATCTTCAGTCTGTCGAAGAGAAACCCCTAGACGCTGAACAGCTTCATTCAAGCATTCTGTTACTTTTGTGACCTATCTCTAGGCGGGGAGTCTTGTTATTCCTCCCTCCCTATATTTCTATAGGGTTCGGACTATCACTTCCTCAAGTTGAGGCCAAAGGGTTTAGTCTCTGCGGCTAGCCATTAAAACTTTATTCATGTATATTAGTCTGAGACTAATACCAAAGGGATTAATATGTGGACTAAACCTCAACTTGCTTATCTCGCAGGAATTATTGATGGAGAAGGAACTTTTTATATTGGAGTTGCAGGCCCCACTAAAAGAAAGTTCATTTCTAGAATTAGTGTAGTAAACACTTTTGAACCTCTCGTTATCCATCTTCAAAATGTCTTTGGAGGTTTGGTATATTCTAGAAAAAGCCGTCTTCATCCTAAATGGAAAACCAAATATGAATGGATATTGACGGGCCATCTTTGTACTTCCATTTGTAATCTTGTTCTTCCTTTTCTCATCTGTAAAAAAGAACAAGCTAAGCTTATGCTGAAATTCAGAACTTCTTTTTCTCCAAACAAAAGCCCAACAATAACCAAGGAAATATTGGACTTTAGAAAATCTTGTAAAGAGAAAATGAATCATTTAAATAATCCTTAAAGTTTTAACCCTTGCCTCTGGTTACCATGGGCTGTGGCTTTTAAGCTGCAGCCTTTAGGCGTCCCAAGTAATTACCTTCGGTTTTAATCCGGCCCGAAACCGGATCTTGGTTTTGCAAAGTTCGTTCTGTTACTTTTGTGACCATTACTGGCGGGAGGTCTTGTTATTCCCTCCTCTTATAGTCTCCTATAAGTCCCGACTGTCGCTTCACTTTTCAGTGTCCACTCGCCTCAGTCTGTCACGCTGCACACTTTCGTTGCTTGCGCCCTGTCACCCTCGTCTTTACGTTAGGGCTTCCAAGTCAATCAGAGCAGATTTAAAGCAGGCAATCTTTGCTACCTGCTCGTTTAGCAGTATATATTGCTTAAGCTGCTAAACTATTACGGCCAACTAAGTCGTTGATACTCAACGAGCTACCGTAAAAGTCCATCGTAGCATCTATGTTGACTGCTGTAAGCTCAACTGGAGGAGGTGTAATACCAGAATTTCCGAGTGGAACTGGAGCAGTAGGAAGAGGGTTGTACCGTCTCATTCTAAGAGTAGTACCGCCATTCCTAGGCATATGCTTTAAATACGCTGGAATCTTATGGATCATATAAGGCACTGGCACAGACAGAAGTTTATAGGAAAACGACTGTTGCACTGGTGCTGGGAGTACCGTAGAAGTGGTAATCGACATTTATATCTCCAGCTTAGGATACCTAGCTGGCTATTGATTCTTAGCTGCTGCTTGCGTTTCCGCCCAGAGCTGCGCTCTGAGGTTCTTAGAAAGGTCGGGCCTTTGTCCTGACTCAAATATATGAGCTGAATCCAATGGTCCTGCTTTCGACGCAGTAGCTGCCAAGCGTGGCTTTTGCGAGTTCTCTTGCATCTTCTGTTTGTTCACGGCTGCATCCTTGTTGTTGATTCCAAGGGAGACAATTAAGTCATAAGCAGCTTTCCCTTGAGAATATGTATCCGAGTTACTCGCTAAGCTTTTAGCCAAATCTGGGTATCTGTTTTTCAAATACTCTATGTTTTCTGGGGAGACTACTTCTTTGAAATCTTTGCACGTAGATTGGAGTCGGTCTTCTGCGGTTGAAGCCTGGAACTTAGACAAACGAGCCTCTAGCCTTTTCTCACGTTCGAGAACCTGCTTTTTGGTAACGATGTCATCATCTGCCAAACTATCAAACTCATCAGACTCTGGCTCTGGTGCAGGTGCTCTCATATGAGCAACCTCAGCCTCTAACGCCCGATTTCGTTCATGTAGTTCCTTAGTGATTCCTCGCAATTCCTTGAAGTTTCTAGCTTGCTCCTCTGCAGAAGGGCTTGCTACAGCTTCAGTATGCGCATCCTCACGAGGTTCGATTGCTGATGTTTCTGGCTCGGTGACAGCCTCAGTTACACCCGTATTTTCCGCATCAGACAAAGTACCTCCAGTTGACTTGGCGAAAGTCTGTTCAGCCACGACCGATTGCCGTCGACGCATGAATAATTAGATATTAAACATTTTATAAGTAAGGAGGAGTTATTTTAAAAGACCTTTTTCATAATCGACCATCCACTTGACTAAGTCTTTGTCATGGTCTGTCTTATGATTCATGATATGTCCCCATGCATCTGGACCAGGAAGAGTCCATTGATGTAGAGGCTCTCCGTCTTTGACTTTCCATACATCGTGATCGTGCAGAGGATAGTCTTTCTTGAGAGTTGATGCTGAGGGACGAGAGATTCGAGGAGCTACAAACCATTGTCTCATGACGTTGGACATGGGAAGGTTTGGATTGAGAGGTTCTTTCTTTCTGAGGACAACGACGTAATACTCATTTAGGTTCTTGTTCTTTTCCAGGACATCACGCATCTCTTTATCATAGCCTTGGGACATACCTTCCATCGTTTCCCCGACATCTTGGTGTAGTCCTTGATCCAGAGCAACCGCTGCTTGTCCAACAGTCTTGTATTCCCCTTCGTGGTATTTCTTGTCGTATGTCATATTTTCCTTAAGCCAATGGGAAGGAATTGTAAGTTCCCACCGCTATATTTGTTGCTGTTCCACGTATAGAGTTGTTCGTTCCTGAATTTATTGTTCCTAAGCCTGTTGCCCAGTTAGTAGAAGCAGCATTGGACTGAAAGGTATTGAATGATAAATCAGCAGTGGTTCCCACGTCGACTACATCGATAGAAGATAAAAGAGCAGAGCCTACCGTGCTATACTCCAAAATCATTGAAGAGGTGTCTTCAAGAATAATCCCTGCTCCTTCGATGTCGAGAAACTTAGCTTCGATACGTGATGAATCGTTAAGTTCAATTGCTGAAACTGTTCCGTCAAAACTACCTATTTGTATTCCTACCTGAGCCATATCTTTTAGCACCATTCCTCTATTTGCATTGACATTGCTGAAATTAAAATTTATCTCCGCTGATGCAGACGTTTCCATTCCTACTCCAACTCCAGCTACATGATTACTAACGATTAAACAAGCTATAATTAATATCCCCCGATCCGCAGGGTTACCAATATTAAGAGCGATAATATTATCCGTGATAATAGCTATATTGGAAATCGATGCAGCAAAGAACGTTCCAGGTGGAGAGGCTTTATTGAACGTGACTGTGCCTGTAATGATAACGGATGTTAAATCAGCAAAGCCGTTTCCGCCATGCAGATTACAACCTAATCCCAGATCAACATCCTCGTTATATGTTCCTGGACGAATGACGATATCTTTAGCATTTTGAGGAGTTGCGCCATCTTCTACTGCTTGGTTGACCGCAGCCTGGATGGTTTCAAAAGGTGCGCTGCCATCTGCAGCTACTACATAGGGGGTGGTAAGTGGAGGCTTTAACGCTGAGATATAGCTATCGCGCCTTTTACCAGCTACGAAATTAGAAAACGAGGCTGGTCTTACTCCCTCATAGGCTAATGGGAAATCGGCTGGTACTGGCATAATTCTCCTATGCGATTAGGTGTCCTGCAAAATAGGTTTGCGTTGTTGTCGGTCCACCTATGTCGCCTTGTACATCAACAACTAAAGCTCCTCCTGTAATATCTAGCTCCACTGTCACTGTATCAGTTGCTGAAAGAGGGATCATCCAAGAATTGGAGATAGTAAGTCCTGAACCATCAATAATAGCTCCTGGATTGTGCGTGTTACTTAGCCATCTTCGAGGAGTCGTCTGCAGCCTGATGGTACATCCTGTATGAGTAACGGCTACTTGAGAACATTCAAACGTTACCGTGAAAAAGTAGAGTCCAGTTACGGGTGCGGTGAATATCCCAGTCGCGTTGTCGTAATCAGATCCACGATCAGCAAGTTCATTATCAGCAACAAGAGTATAGACACTTCCATCTCCAGTTACGTTGAGCGCATTCGCGGAAAGAGAAGCGATGAAAGAAGGCTGCTGAGCCATGGTCCTTGCGCCAGTCTGCGTCATCTTCCAGAGTTCTGTTCCAGAAGAAGGATCAGTAGGCCCAGTGTTGGTTGTAAGCTTATACGCGTCGAGATCAGAGTTATCGATACCCGTGGCATAGTTATTAGCTCCACCTACTGCATATTCTGTATAGGGATCATCGGATGCTGCTCCGCCTACCTCAATGAAGTTACGAGCTGCTGAGCCTGCAACGTTAAAGAAGGCTGCTGTTCTGTGGGTGTAAAGGGAGCCTCCTGCTGCAGATTGAAATGAGAAGTCTGCTTGAGAATAAGGAGAGGCCATTGCCCATTCAACGATTGGTGATGCTGCGCCTGAATTAATCGTGATTCCAGAGCCAGTAGTGTTCGTTCCAAGAAGTCGGAAGTTTCCTGCTGCATCCGTTTGCATACCACCTACATCACCTTGAAGAGTGACGGCTGAAGCGGTTGCTGCGATGGTTACTTGATTCACTCCAGGGGTAACAGTGATTCCTGCGCCTGCAGTTAGGGTAAAGTCTCCTGCGCCATCTGGAGCAATCGTATTGATTGTAATAACACCTGCTGCTCCTGCGGGGGTGATCTCTGACCATGTGGCTACACCAGAAGCTTTGGAAACAAGCTTGAACGCATTTCCAGAGGCGATGTTGATCCATGTATCCCCTATGTCAAAAGACGAGAAATCTTGAGGGGTAGGGTCTGTTCTTCGAATGTAGTCTCTTGCTACTGGTTCTTTTCCAACGTAGGAAAGAGGATTATCTGGAGGAATTACTGACATATTACATCCTTGCTCTTGCTGCTGAAAATCTTGTTACATCAACAATTGTTAAATCTGTAAGCGCATCGGTACAAATGAACGAAAAGGTATAGCCTTCTCCTATTGAGTTACTATCTGCGATAGAAGTCATTTGAAACGAAAGCGTTCCTGATGTGGATTGCCTTTGGATCACATTTACTGATTCCAAGACAAACCCAGAGATGGGGTTAGTAAGACAACATGAGATAATCTCGTCCTGCGCTGAAGAAGCTTTGGTATAAGTGCATCTGATCCTAAATGGAGTGGATTGGAACTCTACATCATTCTCTAAGATTTTGTTGTCATAGAAGGTAAACGTTACACCTGCATTCGAAGCTGTTGCATCTTCTGTGATGGTGATCTGAACTCCGCTGTCTACCGATCGGATTGTAGTATTGGCTGGTATACCCGTTCCTTCAACAAGCATGCCTTCTTCGAGACTTCCTGTTCCTGACATGTTGGTGATTGTGTTGGTCCCTACTGCTGTATCTCCGGTCTCTGTTCCTGGCTGCGTGAGATTATAGAAATCGGGATCAGTTTGAGTGTTGTTAGGAGGCCATGAGGTAGCAGAAGAGATTTCAAGCTTAGAAGTGGGAGGGTAGCTAAGGTATTTTCTTTCGTCTGCTACAAGAACCAAAGAGAGATCAGCAGAAGCTGCACTCAAATCGTAGAAGACAGTAGTAGGAGTTCCGTTATCACTAAACCCAAAGACAGGACCACCCATCGTTAAAGATATCTGGAAGTCATTCACGTTGTTGTTGATGACAAAGTATTCGTAATCGGCTGTGATTTCAGCGGGAAGAGTTCCTGTTGTCGCTTTGAAAGCCACTTTATCACCAGCAACCACTGGATGACCTACCGCATTGACCAGATTGGTTCCGTTCGTGAAGGTACAGGTGATCTGAGTAGCGAAGTATCCATTGACTTTGACTACGCCGTCGTTGTTATTGCCATGCTGCTCGTATTGCTGAGCCTGAAAGTCTACATTTGGATTGTTGGGATCGTAGGTCTTGAAGGCATTGATGTCCGTATCATAAATGGCTTTACCTTCTTCAGGGGTCAGCGCATTGATCTGGGCTGTTGTAAGCTGCTCTACGGCATTATTGTCTGTGGCATTTTGACTTGGCATATATTCTCCTTAAACGACTGTTATAACACCCAATGATGTAAGCACCGTGTAGTCAGTGTTTGCAATAGTACAGAGCAACTTCACTGCGTTATATTGGATTGTAGAATCTAATGACCCTCCAGCTCCAGTTGTTGTATCGCTTGAATTAAAGTGGATCGTTTGTCCCGCTACCTGAGCAATTCTCCAACCTCCAGCACCTTTTCCGCAAACTTCTAAGACTTCTCCAACTGCACATGTGGCAGGTAAAGTGAGTGTTACTAAAGCTGCGTTGTTGGCGATGATACCCTCATTAGCTACAAAAGTAGCAGAAGTCCCCGTTTCCTCTCTCCAGACTACGGGTGAGGAGTTGAGCGATACGGCTCCTGCTGTTGATACTGTGAAGTCGGCTGTATCGAAGGATGCTGTTCCAACAGTTGTTGTGGTTGCATAGGGCTGCACATCGACTGGAGTGATCGTTCCACCTGTTCCAATGGTAGTATCGTCGAGAAGAGTGATATTCCCGTATTCCAAGGAAGAACCTGCAGCGATGTCTATCCAATTACCACCCGATCCAGAATCGATCATCATATTGTAAAGAGTGACTGTAGATGCGCCATTTATCTCAAAGGCTTGCTCACCTGGAGCAGTAATCTCAGTAAAGGAACCGTTAAACGTAGTTCCCGCTTCCATTCCCATCCCAGTTGTTGCACCTAGAGCATCGATCTTACAATGATCCATATTGACGGTTACTAACTCTAGATTCATTCCAGGAGAAAGACGACAATCGATAAAGTTTGCTGTTGCTGCTGCTGTGGCTTGGAAGGATTCATCTCCACCAGAAATGACGCTATTGGTAAAGGTTAGAGTGGATGCGATCGATTGTTGAACTGTTGCAAATCCACCAGCTCCATTGATATTGCAGTCTTCAAATGTTCCTTCACCACCACCTGTTGATTCGGAGACAATAGTTTCTGCTGCTGAAGAGGCAAAGTCGCATCGGTTACATACAATGTTTCCCGAAACAAAACGAATGCAATGATTAGTATGTGAGAAGTTACAGTCGATGAAGATCAAAGTTGATCCTGCTCCGCCTTGGGCTTCGCAGGCTACACCACCACCAGTGCTGAGGTTGATGTTTTGTAAACAGGTTACACCTGCACCTACGGGAGCATTCGTTGTTCCAGCAAAGGTAACTCGTTGATTTTGTCCAATAGAAGTAAGACCTACAACAGTGGTATTAATCGCTGGTGTCCAGTTCTCGCTGTAGCTGCCTGGGCGCACGTACATGGTATCGCCAGCACTCATAGCTGCTGCTGCTGTCGTTAGAGTTGAATATTCACCGCGATTTCCTGTTGTTGTATTTGCATCAACAATGAAAGCCGATGGGAAACGTCTGTTCTCGAAGTACATCTCTTCAGTGGTCGCACCGATGCTGGTACAGATACCTGAAGGAGTGAAGTCTGATGTGCTTTGTCCTACAAGGAAGAGACTGTTCCCAGAAGGTACTGCAGGACCTCCGAAGTCACCTTCGTAATTAGTAGCTACTGTTCCGTCAACATTGACCGTGATCGTATTACCAGCCCCAACTGTGCCTATACCTGTTCCTCCAAGAACATTCACAATGCCTGCTGCTGGGGTCGCTGTACCTGCATCTGTTGGGAAAGAAGAACTAAACCCTCCTCCAGAAATCGTAATGGTATCGCCAGCTCCTGCTGTTGTTATGCCTGCAGCTCCAAGAATATCGAGATTGTTTGCTACGGGAACGGCTACGCCTGCATCGGAAGTAAATGAACTTGGTACTGCTACGTCTGTAGCGATAGCGATAGCGTTTACACCTGGTGTCACTGTGATATTCAATCCAGCAGTAATGCCAAACTCTCCTACTCCATCAGGAAGTAAGCCATTGATCGTTAGAACGCCTGTTGCGCCTGTCATGCCTCCGATTGCCCAGCCAGCAATTCCGCCAGTCTTGGACGTAAGGACATAGAAAGAGCCTGTAAGGATGTCTATCCATGAGTCTCCAATCTCATATGCGGAGAAGTCAGCAGGTGTAGGTGCTCTACGGAAGATGTAATCTTTTTTGACTGGGTCTTTACCCTGATAGGCTAAAGGATCGGTTGGGGGAATTACTGTCATTTGCTACCTCTTTTGGCTTTGATTGGCTTTTTGAAAGCCCCTTTGCACTTGGATTTAACGCAGGAACGGATGCCTGAAGGATTCGGCGCATTTCGAGCATATGCCAAAGCAGCATGGCATCGCTTTTTGGAATTAACGGGATATGAATATTTAGAAGCTCCACCAGAAGCTCCGCAGAATTTTCCCTTAGAGACTTCTTTGTATTCTCCAACTGAACTACTTCCTGGTTTTTTTGACAGCTTTTCGGCTTTTCCTCGCTTTAACGATACGCCCTTTGCTACTTCCGTGCGACCTTTTGGATCTTTTCTTCGTGTCTTTCGCGCCTTCGCACTTGTGTCCTTTTTCACACGACGGACAGCACGCTTTCTTTTTCTTTCTGCCACGACCTAACTCCTTAATGAGCTTTTTGTCTTCTTTTGCTTCGTCGCGAAACATTTTTACGTCTTCGCGGAGATGCTTTTTTACTTTTCTTAGCTTTCTTGCGTTTGCCACTGGCTTTTCCTTTCTTTTCAGGGAGCGCCCCAGGAGGAGTGTGGTCCTCCCATTTTTGTGCCATTACTGGGTCTTTTGCCCAAAGGAAACGACGTTGAGCTTCACTTTTTATGGGCATTCTTTTATCCTTATCCTATGTCTTCCAAAAAACGGACCTATCATTGCAAGGAATGCCATGCTTCATTCTCTACCTATAATATAGGACAAATCTGTTGTTCCCATAAATGCGCAGCGGTTCTTCGGTCTAAAAACGCCACTCTTAATGCAGTGTGCAACACGTGTAAAAAGTCCTTTCCTGTTCTCAAAAGTGATATTACTGAAGGGAGGGGTAAATTTTGTTCCCGAGAATGCGCTTGGAATAGACCTAAAGCTTATTCGGAACAAGCTTTTAAAGATTTGTGGGATAAAGGATTCAGCGTTCATAAAATTTCCACACTTGTCACTGCTAGTGAAGAAACCGTAAGACGATGGGCAAAAAAGACCGGAATATTTGAAAAGAGAAATGTCTCTGCCAATGACTGTCATAACTGGAAAAATGGTATTGGAATCTACAGAAAAAAAGCTTTCTCT